GTATTATCTACGTAAAAAACGTATTTCCGATATCCGCTTCTAACTCTACTTCTGGCATGTTTGATATTAAGTATCAGATGCACATAAATGATCTATATGATATGAGCTATATCGGTGATCTTGTGCACTATGAGATGCTACAGCAATATATTTCTTTACTTGACCTGAAGCTAAACGGTTCAGGTATGTTTACCAGATATAATCGGCATATGAATAAACTTATGCTTGATATAGACTGGGATACTGAGTTAAAGGTAGACGACTATATTATTGTTGAATGCCAAGCTGTAGTAAGTCCTTCCTCATATCCAGACATATATAATGATATGTTTCTTAAACAATATGCTACAGCACTGATTAAACAACAATGGGGTGCAAACCTTATAAAGTTCGACGGAATGGCAATGCCTGGTGGTGTTACCGTTAACGCTCGTCAAATCTTTGATGACGCAACAGAAGAGCTAAATACAATTAGAGAGCAAATGCAATTAAATTATGAAACCCCTGTCGACTTCTTTGTAGGGTAAATCATGGCTACTAATGTATACTTTTCGCAAAAGGTAAAGTCCGAGCAAAACCTTTACGAAGATATTGTTATAGAATCCCTGAAAATGTACGGGCAGGATATCTATTATCTTCCCCGTGATGTTGTTCACGAGGATACAATACTTAATGAAGATGTAGAAAGCAAATTTGATGCTTCCTATACTATTGAGATGTATATCGAGAGCGTTGATGGGTTTGAAGGCGACGGGGATATTCTATCTAAGTTTGGTGTAGAGATCAGAGACCAAGCAACCTTTATAGTTTCCCGACGTAGATGGGAACAGCTTATCGGTATTCATAATAATGGTATTAACTCCGTTAGGCCAAATGAGGGTGATCTTTTATATCTTCCCCTTTCTAAAGGCTTATTCGAGATTCGCTTTGTAGAAGACGAACAACCATTCTATCAGTTATCTAATCTTCCAGTCTATAAGCTTCAATGTGAGCTATTTGAGTTCTCTGGTGAAAAATTCAATACTGGCCTTGTTAATCTTGACGATAATATTAACAGTCAAGCTACTCCGCAGTTAAATATTCAATTAGGTACAAACAACAATTCAATTGAATTTATTATTGGGGAAAATATACAGCAAGAGATAACGTCAGGCTCTGGTGAATATATTACTGGTAATGTTGTAGCATTTGATTCTGTAACAAGGATAATTTCTATAAACGAATGGGCAACAACCGACGGTAAGTATCATGACTTTAATCTAGTTTCTGATTTGGTAGGCTTAACCTCTGGTGCTACCTATGATGTTACTAACGTATATCAGATTGACGATACGCTAGATAAGCAGGCGTTTGGTAATGATAACCTATCCCAAAACCAGGAGTTTGAAGCTGTTAAAAGTGATATTATAGACTTTTCTGAAAATAATCCCTTTGGAGATCTTGGTTGATGTTATCAGATCATTTCTATCACGCAGCTATTCGTCGTACTATCGCGGCATTCGGAACTATCTTTAATGATATTAAGGTAGTAAGAAAGGATGGTAGTGGCGAGGTAAAAAATATTACTCGTGTACCTCTAGCATACGGACCTAAGCAAAAGTTCTTAGCTCGTATAGAAAGCGAGTCAGATCTAGGTACATTAAAAGGAGGAGTAGCTATTAAGCTTCCTCGCATGTCATTTGAAATTTCTGGAATGACATATGATGCTGCTTCTCAAGTAAACAAGATGAATCAGCTTAAGCTAGGTTCTATTACATCTGGGACCAGGCAATCAGTATATACCCAAACGCCATATAAAATGAATATTGATCTTTCTATAATGGCTAAGAATCAGGATGATGCATTACAGGTTGTAGAGCAAATACTTCCATACTTTCAGCCCGATTATACTATAACAATTAAAGAAATACCAGAGATCGGGTTAAAGACCGATGTACCTATTGTACTTAATGCGGTTAGTTTAACTGACGATTATGAAGGGGATTTTGTTTCACGTAGAGCTATAGTGTATACACTTAGCTTTGAATTACGTGTAAAATTTTATGGACCTGTTAGAACAAAGACTGTTATCCTTAATTCTTCAGTTGACCTAAACGACCTAGATACCTTTGGGTTCTTGGAAGAGGTGTCAGCAGCTGGAGATCCGGATACTCTTGATTTGGATACAGGAATTGATATAACCGACGATAATATTATTACACCATGAGAAAAGATAAAACAGATATAGATGACGATTACGAATTTGCTAGAGCTAAATATTACAATCTAGTAGAAAAAGGCGATGAAGCTCTGGAGCTTATGATGGATCTTGCTCGAGAGTCCGAGCATCCGCGAGCATTTGAAGTTTTATCTAATATGATGAAGCAAAACGCTGAAGTTGCAGATCGGCTTATGGAACTGCAAAAGAAAAAGAAAGAAGTTGAAAAGGTTGAAAAAGACAACCCATTAGCTTTACCTAATAGCATGACGCAGAATAATGTTTTTGTTGGATCTACAACGGATCTACAAAGAATGTTAGCCTCTAAATTTGAAGAAAAAGCCAATGTCATTGAGTCTGAAGAATAATATAGCCGGCTATCTCGGCAATCCAAATATCAAGCGCGATGGTATAGAACAGAACTTCACAAATGATGAAGTTACTGAATATGTCAAGTGCATGAAAGATCCTACATACTTTGCAAGGACCTATATTAAGGTTATTTCCCTCGATGAAGGTCTAGTACCATTCGATCTTTATCCCTATCAAGAAAAAATGTTTAAGCACTTTAAGGATAATAGATTCTCTATTGTTCTAGCATGTCGTCAATCTGGCAAATCTATATCTTCTGTAGCGTATCTCCTTTGGTATTCTATTTTTCACCCAGAAAAGACTGTTGCTATTTTAGCGAACAAAGGTGCTACTGCACGTGAGATGTTAGCTAGGATTACTCTTATGCTGGAGAATCTACCGTTCTTTTTACAGCCTGGGTGTAAGGCAGTGAATAAGGGTTCACTTGAATTCTCCAACAATTCACGTATTCTTGCTGCAGCGACCTCTGGCTCATCTATTCGTGGCTTATCGGTTAACCTACTGTTCTTAGATGAGTTTGCCTTTGTTGAAAACGATGCGACGTTCTATACCTCAACATATCCTGTAGTTGCAGCTGGTAAAGAGACCCAGGTTATTATTACATCCACAGCAAACGGATTAGGTAATGTATACCATAAGCTATATGAAGGTGCAGTACAAGGCACAAACGAATATAAGCACTTCCGCGTAGACTGGTGGGACGTACCCGGTCGTGATGACGAGTGGAAGAGACAGACTATATCAAATACTTCACAGCTGCAATTTGATCAGGAATTTGGAAACACCTTTGTTGGTGCTGGTAATACTTTAATATCACCAGATATACTTCTTGGACTACAGTCGATTGATCCTATTAAGTACACTCCTAATATTAGAGTATATAAGGATCCAAAGGAAGGCCACGAGTATATGATGTTTGTTGACGTAGCAAAAGGGCGTGGACAAGACTATTCAACCTTTAATATTATTGACGTGTCTACTAGACCATTCGAACAGGTAGCAGTATTTCAGGATAATAATATATCGCCGCTGCTATATCCTGACGTAATATATAAATATGCTAACATGTATAATGAATCTTACGTTATTATAGAATCTAATGATCAAGGTGCTGTTGTTTGTAACGGGTTGTACTACGATCTTGAATATGAAAATGTCTATGTAGAATCTATGATTAAGGCAAACTCTATTGGTGTAACAATGACTCGTAAGGTCAAACGGATAGGCTGCTCTAATATTAAGGATCTTATTGAGCAAGATAAAATTCGAATTGTTGACGCAGCGACCATTATAGAGCTATCTACGTTTGAAGCTCGTGGCAGCTCATATGAAGCGTCTAACGGCAATCATGACGACCTGGTAATGAATCTAGTTATGTTTGCTTGGTTTACTACGAATCAATTCTTTAACGAGCTTACTGATATTGATGTTAAGAAAATGCTATACTCTGAAAGGGTTAGAGCAATGGAAGACGATATTGTCCCTGTTGGTATACTCGATCAAGAAGACGATAATTCTAGGTATACTAGAGAAGATGGATTAGTCTGGGAAACAGTAGATTTCTAAT